GATATGTTGGTTTATTCTGGCTGTGAGCTAGAACATTGGAGAGAAAAATTCAAAGGCAAAGAATGTGTACAAGTGTTTTTACATTACAATAATCGTAAAACACCAGGTGCAAAAGATAATATGTTTGACAAACGTCCTCATCTAGGACTTCCCTCTTGGTTTAAGAGATGATATAATCTCTGCGTGTGGGGGGTTTACCACCTCAATCACCAACCCCTCACGCTTATTGGAGAGATATGTTAGGAATTACAGCAATTGCACAATCACCTATTGCTTCACTCGGAGGAACTAATGCCTCTGTTGCAGTATCAGGTATAGAACTTACAACTGCGGTAGGCGCAGTTACAATTACTGCAATTCAAAATCCTACTATTCAACTAACAGGTGTCACTGCTACAACAACTCTTGGTGCAATACAAGTTGATCCAGATGTAATTGCTACAGGTCAAGATCTTACAGTTAGAATTGGTCCTTATTCTATTCAGGCAGATGCCACAGGAGTTATACTTCAAGGTGAAAATGAATTAGAAACAGCAGTTGGAACATCAAGTGTTGCAGCAGATGCTAATGTATCACCAACAGGAGTTACAGCAACTACAGCCGTAGGTGATGTTGATGCTACATTTACAGTTGATGTAACTGGTATAGAAATGACTGCAACAGCAGGAACATTAGCTATGACTGGAGACGCTAATGTAGATGTTACAACTAATTTACTTACAATTTCTGATGGGGAAGAAACTGTATCTATTGACGTAACAGCTACTGTTACTGGTTTAGCAACCATGACTACAGCTTTAAATTCAGTAACAGTTGATCTTAACACACCTGTAGATGTAACTGGTCAACAATTAACAATAAGTGAAGGAAATACAGGAACTATCGCATGGTCTAACGTAGATCCAGGAGTAAGCAATACTTGGGTTGAAGTTGATATTGCAGCATAATAGGATTATAATAGAAATATGGCATCTACATTTTCGACAGATTTAAAACTTGAACTAATGGCTACTGGTGAAAACGCTGGTACATGGGGAACAAAAACTAATACAAATTTAAATTTAGTACAACAAGCTGTTGCTGGGTATGAATCAATAAGTGTAACTACTACATCTATTGGTTTAACTATGGATGACGGATCTATATCTCAAGCAAGAAATATGGTTTTGGGTTTTGGTGGATCATTAACTGGTGCAACAAATGTAACAGTTCCAGATTCAATTGAAAAAATATATATACTAGATGATAGTACTACACATAATACAAGCACAATTACTTTCAAAACTTCTAGCGGGGGTGGTTTTCAATTGGATGAAGGTAAAAGACATTTAGCCTACTCTGATGGTACTAACATTAATAGAATAGATTTAAGTACACTTGGTGGATTAATAACTACTGCATCAATTTCAGATAATGCAGTGACCACAGCCAAAATTTCTGACAATCAAATCACTACTGCAAAAATATCTGATAATCAAATTGTTACAGCAAAAATTTCTGACGGTGTAATTTCAACTGTAAAAATTACAAACAATGCAATTACAGCAGATAAACTAGAAAGAAAATTTACAATCACGACTAATGTTACTCCAGCAGGAGGATCTGACGGAGACCTTTGGTTCGTATATTCATAGGAGTTTAAATGGCTGAGACTTATGTTAGAAACTCCAGTGGCTTTCAACAGGCTAATCAAATATTTGTAAATGTAAGTGGCACTTATCAAGAAGTTAATGAAGCTTATGCTAATGTAGGTGGCACTTACAAATTAGTATTTACTGCTTTTGAAGCAACATCGTTTGTAACTTTAAGTTCTGGCACAGGATCATTTACTGCTCCTAGCAATGCAAATGCTATCCATATACAAGCTGCAGTAGCTGGTGGAGGAGGTGCTGTCGGTGGAGCTGATTATGATAAAGCAGGTGGTGAATCAGCAGGAGCTGGAGGAGGTTCAGGAGCATATGTTTCAGATAAAATTTTTAGTATAACTGGTGGTGAAAATATTTCTTTTGAAATTGGATCAGGAGGCAGTGGTGCTGGTAAAGGATTTAATGTTACAGCGGGAAATGGTACTACAACTTCTCTTCAAGGTGCAGTCACAGGAGATATATTTAGATTGACAGGCGGTGGTGGTTCTTCTGGTACTGGAGGAGGTGTGCAAGGACCATTAAGAAATAATACAGCTGGAACTCCAGGGTCAGTAACCCACATGGATTCATCTATAAGCACAGGGACATTTAGAGATTCTGATGGAATTACTAAAAATGTAAGCACAAATACGTCAGGGCCTTCAGGAACATTTAATGATAGCGGAGGTGGTGCTACAGGAAGTATTTCAGGATCTGGTAATTGTGGTGGAGACAACTGTAGAATATCAGGATTTGCAGGAGCTAATTCTTATAATGGTGGAGTTACTGGAGGTGCAGGGGGATCATCAAGTGGATCTGGTACAAACGGAACACCAGGAACAAGGGGTTCAGGTGGTGGAGGTGGAGCAGCTCAAGTTAGTGGTGGTTCTACTAATGGTGCTAATGGTGGAGACGGTGAAATAGTTTATAGATTTTTAAAAATCTTGTAGTGTTTGTTAAACCACAAAAAATAATATTTCATACTTTATTACAAAAAATAAAATTAGATTCTATAAAACCAAGACAAACAAATCTTAATATTGAGCTTATAAACCAACTTAAAATTGAAATTAGACAAAATGGTTTATTATGTCCATTAGTCATACATAATAATAAAACACTTTTGGATGGACATCATCGATATGAAGCTATAAAAGATTATTGTACTGAAACTTTTGTGTACGTTGTAAAAGACAAAGATATGGAAAATTTATTATCTAAAGTAAATAGTTATATATGGTTTGACATAAAAGGCACTTTAAATGACTAACATTTCAAAATGGTTTGGATATCCTATTTATATATCTCAAATTCAAAATTATGAGGAAATAAACAAAGAAATTTTACCAATATTAAAAAAAGATGTTACTGCAACAAACTCTCAGTATGCACGGACAACGGACATAAAAGCAAAAGATTTACAATCCATTGATGACAATCTTCATTTAGATAATAGATTTAATAAATTATATAATGAAATTACACAAACCATAATAGCAGCACTTCATGGACAACACTACGATCTTGAACTGTTTGAAATATATATAACTAAATCATGGGCTACTTATTCTAATAAAGATCAATTTATTTCTTACCATAGACATATGACAAGTCATTTTAGTTTTGTGTATTACGTTGAAGCAGATGATCAAGGCAATTTATTTTTTATTGACGATGAAGCGCATAAGGTTGGTCTAAACATACCAAAAAGAGATCCATATTTTAAAAAATGGAATGAAATAAATTATGCAAAAGCAGAATACCCTGCAAAGACTGGTAATATTGTTGTGTTTCCATCAATGCTTTTTCATGAAACAGGAATGAATAAAAAAGAAAATCCACGTATATCTATATCAGGAGATGTTCTTTTAACTATGAGAAAGGGTATTAAATCAGAGCATAACATGCCATCCCCAACGACTTGGAAGAAGCTTTAACATGGTGTAAAATACCGTATGCCTCTTACAAATGTAAAATTATTACCAGGTTTTGACAAAACAGATACACCATCAGGAGCTGAAGGAAGATGGATAGATGGTGATTTTGTTAGATTTAGATATGCACAACCAGAAAAGATTGGTGGTTTTGCAGCCATAGGTGGACAAACAATTGCAGGTCCAGCAAGAGCACAACACACATGGACAGATTTAGAAGGAAGAAAATACGCAGCTATTGGAACATCAAAAGTTTTATTAATCTATTATGAAGATGCTTTTTATGACATCACACCTTTAGATGCAGCATTAACAGGAGCAACTTTTACATCAACAAATGGATCAGCAACAGTAACAGTTAATAAAACTGCACATGGATTAGTTGCTGGAGATTATTTTACATTTACATCAGTGACTTTACCTGGTGGTGGTGCAACAAGTTTTACAGTTGCAAATTTTACTGATCAAACTTTTGAAGTAATTACAGCAGCGGCAGATACATTTACAATCACCATGGCATCAAATGAGACAGGAACTGGTATGACAGCTGCAGGGTCAGCATCAATAAATGCTTATGTTGAGATAGGACCAACTATTCAAACATATGGTTATGGTTGGGGTACAGGAACTTTTGGTGGTGTTGTATCAGGTGCACAAACATCAACTTTAAATGGAGCATTATTGAATGATAACTTTGGTACTGGAGGCTCTGGTACAAATATCACGCTTGCAAGCACGACAGGTTTTTCTGCAACAGGTGGTACTATTTTAGTAGATGCAGAATTAATTACATACGCAGGTGTAACAGGAAGTAATTTAACAGGTATTCAAAGGGGACAATTAGGAACATCTACTGCAGCACACAGTGATGGTTCAACTGTAACAGAAGTATCAAATTATATTGGTTGGGGACAACAAACAACAACGTCATCAGTAATTCTAGACCCAGGTAACTGGTCATTAGATAATTTTGGAGCTATTCTTACTGCAACAATAAGAAACGGTAAAACATTTACTTGGGATCCACGTGTAAGTAATCCATTAAACAATAGAGCAGTTATTATGGCTAGTGCTCCAACAAAAAGTATTTCTACAATTGTATCCGATAGAGATAGACACTTTATACATTTTGGAACTGAAACTACAGTTGGAGATGATACAACTCAAGATCCTATGTTTATTAGATTTAGTGATCAAGAAAATTTTAATGACTATAATCCTACTTCAACAAATACTGCAGGAACATTTAGACTGGACACCGGAAACACAATCGTGACTGCTGTAAATGGTAAAGATTATGTGTTGATCTTGACTGATCAAGCTGCCTATACAATGCAGTTTGTTGGTCCCCCATTTACTTTTTCTATAAGACAGGTTGGTACGAACTGTGGATGT